CTCCTGTGAGTTTGCTTCATAGTCCGTATTTTCCACAGGCGTCGTGATGGCGGTCGCCACGGCTTCCTCGCCGTTATATGAAAAATCCGCCCATATTTCGCGGCTGTCTCCAGCCGGTATCAACACCTTGTCCAGCGTGCTCCACAAAGTGATTCCGGTCTCTTCGTTGCGCTTCCGTGCATACACCCTGATGCTGTTGCGGATGCTGTCCCACGGCGTCGGCGTCCTCACACCATAATCCCAATCGATGTCATGCCCGGTGATTGTCATCACTGGGACATCGCCGCTGATGCGACTCTTGTATACTGCCGTCCCATCTTCCGAAATAAAGAACATCCCGAGCGCCGCATCCGTCAGGCTTTGTATCTCGTGCCAGACAGTGTTCCTGCTGAACCAAAAATAAGGCATCGTATCGCTCGTAGTCTCATCAATGTCAAGGTCAGTTATGTATCCATCCTCAACTACGTACAGAAGAAGTATGCCTATAATTGCTTCGTCATATCGAACATTCGTATACACAGCATCCCAATCTTCAAGAGACTTGATGATTTTATTCCGCATGTTCGCCACTTCATTGACCAGTGAGAGCTTCACGCTCTTCGTGTTTCCATATATCGGTCGAATATCGTCGATCCTGCCTATCATCACAGGCTCTAGCGAACTATCAGACTCCCTAAACACCTGAAGCTGGAACCGTCTCCCAGGCAGTAACAGACCCGAAAGTGGACTTTCAGTATTAAATGGGTCATACCTGCCGTCATCATTGCGCAGGCTCACGGACCCGTTCCCCACCATCACAGGCTCAAAACCGTCCCCGCTCCCGTTCATGAACCACTGCCTGCCGTTCTCCGTCTCCATTGCGAACATATAATTGGCATCGTTCTCGCCGGTGAATAAGCCATCGTTATCCCAATCCACCAGGAATATCCACGTGTACTCACGATCAACAGACCTTCCGCCGTATACCAACCCGCTCGCCCCATACAACGACCCGTCACCATATCGGCAGGTGCTCATAAGTTCCTCCTAAATACTCCGCCGTAGGCGGATATTTGGGGGGATGTCACGAAGTGACAGGGGGGTCTCACGCCAGCCCCCTCTCGCGCAAAATCACCTCCACCGCACTCCCGATCTTCCGCGCCACATCCCGCTCATCCGTCACACCGTCCGATGTCACGTTGATATTGATAACCATTCCGCCGCCAACCCCTCCGCCTGCCCCCTGCATTCCGCCATCTGCATTCAAAGAACTGCCCACACCCATCGGGCTTGCCTGCAACTCCAGCGCAGACGTGAACGCAGGCATCTCTGTGCGCGCTAATTGCCTCATCGCATCCCCTACACCCAAAAGCCCCAATTCCCACGGCGTAGGGCTTCCCGGGGTCATCCAGGCAGGCAATTGAATATTCTTGATCTTCTCCGCCATCTCTCCGAGCCAGCCAGTTGCCTTCTCGATGGCAGAAGAGATCCCATCGAAAATGGGACCGAACTTCTCGCTCAACCAACCGCCGAACCTCTCCAGCAACGGGAACAAGTTGTCCCGTATGAATGCCCATATCTTCTCAAGCGCAGGTTGCAGCACGTTCTGCCAGATCCCCGCCAAAGCCTCGATTGCCTTTCCCAGCACCGCGCCGATAAAATCAGCCAGCGAACTCAGGAACGGGAACAACACAGACTGCATCCACTCCCACACCTTCATGATCGCAGGCAAAAGCACGTTCTGCCAAAAATCAGACAATGCCTGCAACGCGATTGGGATGTTCGTGCTCAACCAGTCCCACAACATCTGCAACACAGGCTGAACCACCGCCCACACTGCCTGTAATTTTTCTTGTATCCCCCCGAAGTTCGTCGTCCACGCCTGGTACAACAGATACACAACCGCCGCGATTGCCACCAGCACCGCGATCACAGGCAGGAACGGAGCCATCGCCGTCCACGCCGCCGCCGCCGTCACCACTGCCCACGCTGTCACCGCCACCCCCAGCGCCGCAAAGATACCCACCACGATCCCCTCGTTATTTTGTAGGAACGTGAATACATTCTGAAACCACGCGATCACTGCCGGAAGGTTCGTCAAAACATTCTGTGCCAGTGTTGCCAGCCCGTCTGTGAATGCTTGTATGAAGTTGATCACCTCCGGGCGTGCCAGGTATTCGCTCAGGGTCGTTGCGAATTTCGTGATCACCGGCAAAAGCGCCCCGCCCACCGTTGCCCGTATGTCCTCGAATTTCGCCTTCAATATTCTTTGCTGGTTTGCCAGCCCGTCGGATGTCCGTGCAAAATCTCCCTGTGCCAGTGAAGTCTGCTCCATGATCAGCGCATACGATGCTTGTGCCTTCGCCGCCGCATCCAGTGTCCCAACACCATCCCACAGACCCATCTCGAACGCCCGTTCCTTCAAAAGCGCCTCGTTGATGTTCACACCCAAACTTTTCAAGGGTTCCGTCTCGCCTGAAAGTCCAGCCCGCAACTTATCAAGCACCTCGGTCGGGTCCATGTTGTTGAATGATGCCAGGTCGCCAGCCAGTCCGACCAGCCCTGTGCTCATCTTTGCGCTGACATCCTCGCCCATCCCCATCGCACGGAACAGGTTCCCATACGTCCCTGCCGCCGCCAATGCGGAATTTTCGCTCATGCCCATCGTCGCCGCCGCGGTATCACCCCACGCCAGAATTGCATCCGCACTGTCGCCGAACACGATCTTCGTCTTGCTGATTGTCTCGCTCAGATCACTGGCAGGCGCAATACTGGATGCCAGAAACCCGCCCAATGCCGCCACCCCAGCGCCAGCCACGCTCAACGCACCCATAGCCACCGCCCCGCCCACATTTGCGAACGAAGCCATGAACGAATCGGTCTTCTTCTTCGTCTTATGCAGGTCATCCAGGAACGACTGGCTGTCCAGGCTCAACACCGCAAACAAATTGCTCAATGCACTCGCCATAATTCTCCATTCACTCCCCCCAAATCGCCGAAGGCTATTTGGGGGGATGCCGCTTCAGCGGCAGGGGGGTCAGCGGCAGGGGGGTCGCTAACCGCTCTTCCTGAACATCCCTTTCAAATTCTCATAGAACTCGCCAGCGTCGAACGGCTTCTCGATCTGCTTCCACAACTTCAACTCCGCAGGCTTCACAACCTTCTGACTCTTCCCGCGGTTCTGGTTCGCCGTCATCGCCGTCAGGTTTGCCATGTGATGATCGATCACCTCATCGCCGAACGGCTCCAGGTTGTAATAAGCCATCCATTCCGTGAACAATTGCGAAGGCATTTCCTCCAGCATCGTGTCCACATCCCAACGACCAAGCGCCTTCGCTAATCGGAAGGCAAACCTTCTGCCTGGTCGTCCTTCAAGTTTTTTTCCAGCTCCTCCATATCGGACTTGCTGAAACCGCTCAACCTCTGCGCCGCCTCCGCAATGCGTGAGATCGCCGCCGCGTTCTTTTGCTGAAGAAGTGCGATGTCCTTGTCCTCGAACAGGCGCTTGCCCTGTTCATCGCACAAAGCCAGCGACGCGAACTTCACCGTGAACGTGCGCGCAAAGCCATCCTTGCCCTTGCTCTCCTTGAACTTTGCCGCCGCCTCCTCGATCAAGCCGCGCTCCGCCGCACTGATCGAACGCACATACACCGCGCCGTCCCACTCAGGCACATCCACACTCTCGATCTTCACATCCCGCACTTGCAGGATGTCGTCCTTGCCTAAAACTTTCATCGTCAATTCCTTCCTGATTTCTCCCCTCTCCATCCTGAGCGGTGTCGGTCGAGTAGGCTGTGTACTCACAGCCGTATCGAGACCAGTACCGCTCAGGATAAAGAGGGACTACTCACTGCTCACTGCTCACTGCTAACTGATCACTGCTCTATGTGATCGTCGGCTTCCCGGTCGGCTGGATGCTCACTTCACACTTGTAATAATCTTCCTGTTCCGCGATGCGCCCGATCTTCGTGATGAACGCCGCGAACGCGATGGTCTCATCCGTGCCGTCGGGTGAGATCACGTTCATGTTCACCGAAGTCTCGGCATCGAACGCCGTCTGGATCGCCGCATGGGTCGTATCGTCCGAATCCCACGCCAGCGTCACCTTGAACTCGTTCAGCTTGCGCTTGCCCGTGCTCACGAACTTCGCCCAGCCGCCTGTCGCACTGTGCGGGGTCGCCTCTGCCACAAAGCGCTCGAACTCGGGGATCTCGCCCTCCACCATGTAAACGATGGCTGTCAGGGTTGTTCCCACTGTGATCTTCACCTGAAGACCGAAACCGCCTTCTGCTGTTACTGTCATAGTGCACTCCTTATCTTAATTCTTCCACTCCCCCTCCCCTAAATCGCCGAAGGCTATTTGGGGGAG